TCAGGGAGCCTCTCTCCGACACGCTCGGAACCGATGCTGGATAGTCCTTTTAAGACCCGACCTAGTCCGAGTCAATGACAACTAAGCCCAAAAAGAGCAAAGCCCTACGAGGGGCAACTAAACCAAGGCTTCACACGCCACTTCTTAAAGGCGAAAACAAGCTGCAAGATGTTTTAGATTTGTGCAAGATAATTGATATTCCATTACTGCCTTGGCAGGAGTTTGTGCTCAAAGATATGCTGACTGTGGATAAATCAGGATTCTGGGTGCGTAAAACAAACCTTCTGCTTATTGCGCGGCAAAATGGCAAGACTCACTTAGCCAGAATGCTCATATTGGCTCACCTGCTCAAGTGGAATACCAATGTGTTGATTATGTCCTCCAATAGATCAATGGCCTTGGATACCTTCCGACAAGTGACCTATATCCTTGAAAACAATGACCATCTCAAGGGATTCGTTAAACAGATACGCTATGCCAACGGCACTGAGTCAATCGAGATGCTATCTGGTGCTCGTCTGGATGTAGTAGCTGCAACCAGAGATGGCTCTCGCGGTAGAACAGTCAATGGCCTGTTATTCATCGATGAATTGCGTGAAGTAAGCGAAGAAGGCTTCCGAGCTGCAATGCCAGTGACCAGAGCCCACATGGGTTCCCACACACTATTGACATCGAACGCTGGAGATGCATTTAGCACAGTGCTCAACGACATCCGAGAAAGAGCGATGGACTACCCTCCAAAATCCTTTGGATTCTATGAGTATTCAGCTCCTCAGTATTGCAAAATTGATGATCGTAATGCGTGGGCTATGTCTAACCCTTCTCTAGGGTACACAATCTCAGAAGAAGCTATTGAAGAAGCTATAGCAACCTCACCTATTGAAAATACTCGCACAGAGACTCTTTGCCAGTGGATTGATTCTCTCAGCAGTCCTTGGCCTCATGGAGTCCTTGAGGAGACCAGCGATTCAACACTTGAGATGTCGGTTGGGGCATATACAATCTTTGGATTCGATGTTAGTCCTTCTAGGCGCAATGGATCACTGGTAGCAGGTCAACTGCTTCCAGATGGCAGAATTGGCATTGGAATCCTAGAGACTTACAGCTCTCAAGTAGCCATCGATGAGTTAAAGATGGCGGCATCCATCAAGGCATGGGCTGACCTTTACAAACCAAGACTTGTGTGCTTTGACAAATATGCCACACAGACCATTGCAGACCGACTTACCAACTCTGGGGTTGTCTGTGAAGATGTCAGCGGTCAGCAGTTCTATAAAGCCTGTGGTGACTTGCTAGAAGGCTTGGTCAATCATCGTGTGGTACACAATGGTCAGGCAGAGTTAATCCAGCAGATGAATAACTGTGCAGCTAAAGTCAATGATTCTGCATGGCGCATTATTAAGCGAAAATCAGCTGGTGACATCTCAGCCCCTATTGGTCTGGCTATGGTCGTTTCCAAGTTAATGATTCCTCAGCCTAAGCCTCAGATTTATACTTAGACAGTTGGTGGCGTGTTGTCTATTTACTTGACAAATGGTACAATTTATGACTATGGGTCTATTCCGCAAGTCAGAAGCAACCACTCCTAATAAGACATCGCTTACAGCGCAATATGCCCCTACTATTATGGGCGAGAATCTTAATTCCGTTTATAATTATATTTTGCCTCGCGTTCAACGCAGTGAGGCTATGTCCGTTCCATCAGTAGCTCGATGCAGAAACCTTATCTCTGGTGTTATTGGTGGGCTTCCATTTAATCTTTATCGCAAATCAACAGGTGAAGAATTAGGCAATCCAGTCTGGGTTGATCAACCTGCATTAAATCAACCTCGTTCTATAACGATGGCATGGACTGTTGATTCATTGATGATGTATGGCGTTGCTTATTGGCAGGTTACAGAAGTTTATGCAGAAGATGGCCGACCATCTCGCTTTAAGTGGATTCCTAATGTCAAGGTTACATTTACCACTGATCTTTATGGTATGGAAATTACTCAGTATTATATTGATGCGACAGCTGTGCCAATGTCTGGACTTGGATCTATTGTTACATTCCAAGCATTTGATGAAGGTATTTTAGAACGCGGATCTGAAACAATTAGAGCTGCTGTTGATCTTCGTAAAGCAGCAGTAGTTGCAGCCAGTACCCCGATGCCGTCTGGAGTGCTTCGCAATAATGGTGCCGACCTTGATCCTAAAGAAGTTGCTGGATTACTAGCTGCATGGAAGAACGCTAGACAAAATCGTGCAACTGCTTATCTAACATCTACTCTGGAATATCAACCAACATCATTTTCACCTAAAGACATGATGTATGACGAAGCACAACAATTTTTATCAACTGAAATTGCTCGCTTGTGTAATGTACCTGCTTACCTAGTATCAGCAGAAGCCAATCAGAGTATGACTTATTCTAATTTGCTTGATGAAAGAAAATCATTTTATTCTCTAACTCTGGCTCCTTATGTATGTGCTATCGAAGATCGTCTTTCAATGGATGACATCACTGCCAGAGGCAATGCCGTTAGATTCGATGTAGATTCTTCATTCTTAGCAGTAGAGCCAATGCAAAGACTGCTAGTAATTGAGAAGATGCTATCTCTTGGCTTAATCACAGTTGAACAGGCTATGGAGATGGAAGATTTAACACCTAACGGAAGCGAAGGAATCGCCTAATGGAAAATCAAGTAATCACTTTCACCTCTGGACTTATTGCCAATGTAGAAGAACGCTTAATCTCAGGCAAGATTGTTCCAGCAGGTACAGGCGAAGTGGGTAACACTTCAGCAGGTAAAGTCGTATTCGAGAAGGGCGCAATAGCACTTCCTGAAGATCCTAAGACTGTCAAATTATTAAATCAGCATGACTCACGCCAGCCACTAGGCAAGGCCACACAATTTACTGAGCAAGAAGATGGCATCTATGCATCATTCAAAGTTTCACGATCTAATCGTGGTTCAGAAGCTCTAATCCTTGCAGAAGAAGGCTTGCAGTCAGGTCTGTCTGTAGGAGTAGAAGTAATCAAGTCAAAGCAAAAAGGCAATGTGATGTTTGTATCCGCTGCCAAGTTGCTAGAAGTCAGTTTGGTAACAGAGCCAGCATTTAAGTCTGCTCAAGTTATCGATGTCGCTGCTGAGGAAACTCCAGAAGCAGTAGAAGAAATCCAACCAACAGAAAGCGAGACAGCTGTGGAGAATACTCCAGAGACAGTTGCAGCACCAGTAGAGGCAGCAGCGGTTGAAGCTGCTCGTCCTGTTGTTACTGCAACAACATTCGTGCGTGAGCGCGTAGCACCAATTACATCAGCGCAGTACCTAGAGGCTAACATCAAGGCTGCAATGGGCGATGACGAAGCCCGCCGCGTAGTTCGCGCAGCAGATGATTCAACATCAACAAACACTGGTCTTACACTTGCACCACACCTAAACACATTCCTAACAGATACATTCTCTGGACGTCCAGCGTTCAATGCTGTAACTCGCGGATCACTTGCAGGAATTAGTGGAATGTCATTTACGATTCCACGCCTTTACACAAACGCATCTTCTGCTAACGTTGCACCAACAGTTGCAGCAGTTAATGAAGCAGCAGCAACTTCAGAAACAGGCATGACAAGTGCTTACGATACGGTATCGATTCAGAAGTACAGTGGCCTCAATGAAGTCAGTTTTGAATTGATCGACAGATCATCTCCTGCATTCATGGAACTTCTCATGACTGAACTTCGCAAGGCTTACGAGAAGGCAACAGATACAGCCCTTATCACAGCTCTTGGAACATCAGGAACAGCTGCAGCAACTACAGCAGCAACAGCAGCAGGCATTCAGTCATTTATTGCAACTGAATCAGCTGCAGCATACAAGGGAACTGGTGGCGATTACGCCAGCAAGCTCGTAGCATCAACAGATGTCTGGGCTGCCTTAATCGGTTTCACAGATGACAACAAGCGTCCTCTGTACTCAGCAGGAAATCCTCAAAACAGCTCAGGTGCAGTCTCACAAGGCTCAAATGTTGGAAATGTACTTGGCACAGACCTCATTGTGGATCACAACATCACAACTGCAGGAGTCATTGATGATTCAATGTTCCTTGTTGCTCCAGGTTCTGTCTATACATGGGAATCACCAACAACTGAACTTCGTGTCAATCTTCTTGGCACAGGTCAGATTCAGATCGCACTTTACGGATACTTGGCACTATATGTTGGCAAGTCAGGTAAGGGCGTTCGCCGCTTCAACCTAACTTAATCAGTTAGAAACTAAGTCGCTCTGAGGGGCAGTGCCCTTCTGCCCCTCAGGGTCTTTAGAAAGGATTGAAATGTCTTTAACGACAGTCGCAGATTTACGCTCTACTCTCGGAGTGGGTACTTTGTATCCAGACGCGACCCTTCAATCTGTTTGTGATGCATCCGATGCAGTTCTTCTGCCGATGCTATGGACACCTCAATGGTTCGCAGTAGCACACAGCAACATCGTTGGAACTGGCACTCTTTACTTTGACATTCCAGTAACAGATATATTTTATGTAGGCCAGACTGTAACTATTGCTAACTCTGGTACTAAGTACAACGGATCTAAAACAATTCAATCTGTCGGTGAGTATTCAATTACAGTCACAACGACTCACACAGTCGCACAAGCTAAGCATCCAATCGAGCCTTATGGCACAGTAACAGCTGAGACTTACACAGACTGGACAACAGACGAAGCAGTCCTTAACGCATCTTTGATGATAGCTGTTGAAATCTGGCAAGCGAGAACTACTACCCTTTCGGGTTCTAACCTTGTCGATTTCCAGCCTTCCCCTTATCGAATGTCAGCTCAGCTGCTCGCTAAGGTGCGAGGTTTGATTGCTCATGCACTCAGTCCTAACTCGATGGTGGGATAATGACTGTTGCTATCACATCACTTAGAACGACACTAGCTGAGGCACTTCAAGACGATAGCAAGTATCAAGTCTTTGCGTTCCCTCCAGCAACTGTCCTAGCCAATGCAGTTATTGTCAGTCCAGATGATCCATACCTGACTCCCAATAACAATGGTCAGATCACAATTAGCCCAATGGCTAACTTTAAGATCATCATGACTGTGCCTTTGTTTGACAATGAAGGCAATCTCAATGGCATAGAAGATACTGTTTGCAGCGTGTTCGCAAAGCTCGCAGCATCATCTTTGACCTATAATGTAAGCGCGATAAGCGCACCTAGTGTTCTCAATGCTGCTTCGGGAGACCTTCTCAGCTGCGAGATGTCCGTCAATATCCTTACGAGTTGGAGTTAAAATGTCTGACCATTCAGCAGAAGATTTGGCCTTCTTAAAGAAGATTGGTCAGATTAAAGATGTACCAGCTGTAGAAAAGCAAAACACTAAGAAAGAAGAGGAATAATCATGGCGCAAGGCTTAACAAACAAGGTCGGTTTTAAGGTAGGAGCGACAAGCCCTGCATCCATCGACCTCTCAACTTATGTTACAAGTTTTACATTAAATCGTTCATTCGATGAGCTCGATGTCACAGCCATGGGCGATACTGGGGCTCGTGCGGTGAAGGGCCTAGAACGCTCAAGCATTAGAGTAGACCTAATCAATGATGATGCAGCATCTGCTGTACTTCAGACATTGAACACACTTTGGGGCACAAATGCTTATTTCAAGTGTGCTCTAGATAACACAGCAGCAGGTTCAGCATCCAATCCATTCTTTAGCGGTTTGATTTTGATTAACAATATCACTCCGATTAACGGTGCTGTTACTGATCTAGGAATGCAAAGCCTGACATTTAATGTGTCTGGTGCAATCACAACTACCACCACTGGTACTTGGTAATTAACTAAACAAAGGGGCAAAGCATGGCACAGTTAAAAATCGTGTTTAACGATGGAAAAGTATTGACTGGGGAAGTGACTCCAATTCTGGAATACACTTTCGAACAGCATTACAAAATGGGCTTCCACAAGGCATTTCGAGAAGAAGAAATGCAGAGCATGGTTTATTTCTTGGCTCATGAGATTACAAAGCGGAGTGGTGAATCCGTAGATGCAAGGTTGGAGACATTTATTAGCACTCTCAAGAGTGTTGAGGTAATTGACTCAGACCCTTTGTCTTAAAGCGCGATTTCCCATTCACCTATCTCATTGCTCGTCTGAGCATTAGATTGGGGATTGCGCCACAGCAGTTATTGGATTTAGACCCGACAATGCTAGATGCATTGCTTCAAGGTCTCAAGGATGAAGCGAAAGAGGTGAGCGATGCCAGCAAGCGTAAAGGGAGCCGTTGAACTTCGCAAAGCCTTGAGGCAATTTACACCTGATTTATCTAAGGGTTTAACCAAAGACATGGCTCAGGCCATGCGTCCTGTGGTCAAGGTTGCTAGAGGGTATATGCCTAATGACAATCAGATATTGTCAAACTGGGGAATCTCAGGCCAAGGCATCAATGCTAGATCATCTGCTTTTAGCACTGCAACCTTTCCTAAATATGTTGCATCTATTGTTAAGGCTAATGTGGGATTCAAGTCAAGTCCTTCTAAATCTAACTCTAGAGGGTTTCGTTCGCTGGCTCAGTTGTTTAACAAAACAAGAGCTGGAGCAATCTATGAAGTTGCAGGCAAGCGCAATCCAGACAGTACCTTTGTTAAAAATCTAGATAACAAATTCCCTTCTCAAGTCAAAGGTGCAGGCAATCGCAGAGGTCGCGGATTGTATAGAGCCTATGAAGAAGATAACGGCAAGGCTTTATCAGCTGTACTCAAAGCAATCGACAATGCCAAGACTAAACTTAATCAACGCACGACTGTGAGAGGTTAACAATGGCTGTAGTAAAGATTGATATTGCCTCAGAGTTCACAGGCAAGAAGGCCTTTAAGCAAGCCGAGACTTCCATAGACATACTTACAAAAGGCGTTAAAAAACTTGCTGGCGCTTTTGGTATTGCTTTTAGTGCTAGAGCAGTTGTTAACTACAGCAAGATGGCTGTTAAGGCTTTTGCAGCTGATGACAAAGCGGCACAGGTTCTAACTAAGACTTTACAAAATCTAGGCTTGCAGTTTGCTGATCCACAAGTCAAGACGTTCATTGCAGACTTAGAAAAGCAATTTGGTGTATTAGATGATGAACTTCGCCCTGCCTATCAGAAACTAATTACCACTACAGGAGACTTCCGTAAGTCTCAGGATCTTTTAAAGGTTGCACTTGACCTGTCTGCAATGAGCGGCGAAAGCGTAACAGGTGCAGCCAACGATTTATCACAAGCCCTTGTTGGTAATACTAAAGGATTAAGAAAATATAACTTAGGTCTTACAACTGCCCAACTTTCTGCAATGTCATTTGAGGAAGTCCTAGCAAGACTTACAAAGATAAGCAAGGGTCAAGCTTCATTAGCAGCAGATACTTATTCAGGAAAATTAGCCAAGCTAGAGGTTGCTGCTTCCAATGCTCAAGAGGTTTTAGGTGGAGCACTCTTAGACAGTTTTATTAAACTATCAGGCGGCGATGTTGACAAGGCAACTACTAGAATAGACAAGATGTCAACAGCGTTAGCCAATCTAATTAGATTGGCTACAGGCACTGCGGCTTTGAGCCTCACAGAGGTTCTTCAAGGTGTAGATTATAAATATGGTTTTATTCCAACAGAGCGCAAGGTTTCGACTAATCGTTCTGCAAGCCCAGCTGGCACTTTTATGCGAAATGCAGCTGAAATCAAAGCTGCTGCTGCTGCTAAAAAATTAGCAGAAGAGCAAGCAAAAGCACAAGCCAAATTATTAAAATCTCAAAAGGATTTATTAACATTAAACAAGGCTAAGGGAATCTTTGACTTACAAAAGATTCAGATTGAAGCAGCCCTTAAAGGTAAATTGACTGAAGAAGAACGCATCCGCTTAAAGCTTATGCAAGCCATTGAGGATGAAAACATAAGTTTAATTGAAAAATACACTAAACAATTAGAAACAGCTCAAAAAGGCACAAAGACTCTTGTTGATACTTTGGCTGGAATTACTGCTTTGCCAGACATTTTTGCTAATTGGAACTTTAAATCAGTAGAAGAAAAACTTGCTTCTTTAGATACCTACTTTAAGAACTTTAAAGGATCTGCCGCTTCGGCTTTTAATACCCTTGGAGCAGCACAAAAAGATGCTCTAGGAGGATTTGCTCCGTTTGTAGGATCTACAACACCACCAATTCCTTCAGCAGGAGATGGTGCAAGTGGCGCAGGAATGGGAACAAACGGCACAGGCTCACAATTACCAGCTGGGGTTTCAGTAACAGTAGTTGCTCCTAATTATGATGCTGAAGCAGAAGCAAGACGAATAAGAGATATTTTACTTCAAGCAGGTTATCGCGGCACAGGCGGTCTGTTGGCATTATGACATGGGATCCAGATTGGCGCATCACTGTTGGCACTACTGTTTATAACAATGTCCAGCAGGTTAACCTCACAGTAGGTCGAATAGACATCGACCGCCAATGTCAAGCAGGCTATGCTCGCATGGACATTATCAACACAGGCACTACGCCATTTGACATAGATGTAACAGATGCACTCAAGCTAGAGGTCAAAGACTCATCTGGCACTTACGTGGATGTATTCGGTGGCGAGGTTTCAGACTTCTCCATCTCAGCTCGTTCTCCAGAGGAGACAGGATTCTTAACTATCGGCTCTGTGTTGGCTGTTGGCCAGTTGGCTAAATTGCCCAGGGCTCTCTGGTCAGGTGCTTTGACTCAGGACTTAGACGGAGCGCAACTTGCAGACATCTTTGCCAGCCTTACATCTCTTACGACAGGTGAGGTTGATGCTGGTCGCTATGACATGATTGCTCGCAACGCTGATCCTATAGTCATGTCAGATATTGTGACCCTTATTGCCGATAGTGGCATTGGCCAGATATACGAGGACAAGCAGGGTCGAGTCTGCTTTGCAGATGCTGACCATCGCACTGTCTATCTTGAGACTTATGGTTTTACTGAGCTTGATGCTAATTACGCCTATCCTTCAAGCATCAAGTCAATCCTCCAGATTGGCAAGATTCGTAACTCTTTGACGGTGGATTACAACAATAACTACGGCTCGACTCTTACAGATACAGATGCAACCTCAATAGCCACTTATGGACTATTCGCTAAGCATTACCAATCAAATGTAAAACACACAGCTGATATGGGTGACATCCTCACTAGAGACCTAGCCCTACGAGCTGTACCAAAGACACAGTTGGATTCAATTACTTTTAGATTAGATAGTCCAGACATCTCCAATACTCTCTTAGATAACCTGCTCAACATATTCTTTGGCCAGCCAATCCTTTTAACTAACCTGCCAGCCAATATCCTCAACGGAGAGTTTGAGGGCTTTGTCGAAGGCTGGACAATGAACGCTTCCCCTTCAAGGGTTGATCTAAAGATTTACGCATCCCCTGTGGAGTTCTCGATTGTGCCTCCTCAGTGGGATACAGTTACACCTGACACAATGATTTGGAACGATGTACTTTCTACCCTAATCTGGCAAGATGCGAATGGAGCACTGGTATAATGGCAACAACAACTTATTGGGGTTGGGATACTCCCGACAACACAGACCTTGTGAAAAATGGAGCTTTAGCAATTCGGACATTGGGTTCGGATGCGGATGTAACAGTCCAAAATAACTTCATCGCACAGATCATGGGAGCATACTAATGGCCAACACAGCTAAAGCCTTATTTCGTGGGGCAGCCACTACTACTACAACTACGCTGCTTTACACAGTGCCAGCAAGCACTAGCACCATCGTCACTAACATTACTGTGACCAATACTTCAGCTACTGCCTACACCTTTACAATGGCCTTAGACGATATTGCTATTCATACTGCTACATCTATTGCAGGCAACTCGACTATCTATATCGATCTGAAGCAAGTCCTAGCGACAACCAAGACCATCAAGGGTGGAGCATCCAACACAGCAGTTAATTTCCACATCTCAGGGATGGAGATTGCGTAATGGGTGCATCAGTAATTCCAGCAGTTAATACTGCCAACCCGTCTGATAACTGGGTTTCTATTGCTACTGCTACTCCATCTGCTATTTCCTATACTTTCAGCTCAATCTCAGGGTATAAGAAACTTATGCTAAGAGGAGAAGGTTTAAACGCAGCGGCAGACAAAACTTGGACAATTACATTTAATGGTGACACAGGTGCAAAGTATGACTATGGATATTTATATACCAACAACGCTGCGACAGTTACTAATTTTACAACCCAAACAACTGGTGCAACATCAATTCCATTTCCTGCTTTATTTATGGATACAGGTACTTTGGTATTGATTCTAAACAATACCGATACAACTGGAATTAAAACTATTACAGGTGCTATGGGTGGGCGCTACAACGCTGCTAGTTCTACAAATAAAACTGCAAGTTTGACTGGCAACTATCTTGCTTCTGCTGCAATTACTTCAGTTACAATACAAATCAATTCAGGCACAATGGCTGGCACATTATCTCTTTATGGAGTGGCATCATAATGAAAGTACAAATCCACAATGTCCAGACGGGCGAAATCACAACAGAGGAATTACCAGATGTCGAAGCCGCGCCTGAGTAAATCAGCCATACAGCTGAGGGAACAGATTGATGATGCATTCATCCAGCGTGACCGTAAGAGTGACGGCTGGATCGCAGATGTACGGCACATGCGTTCTGGTAAGCCTAGTGACCATATCCCTAATGAGGGATGGGTTCGTGCCATTGACATTGACCGTGATTTATCAGGACAAGCCAAGCCAGACATCATGCCCGATCTTGCAGATGAGATTCGACTCTTTGCAAAGCGTAATGGCAAGAGAATTAGCTACATCATCTTTGACGGCAGGATTGCGAGTGGGTTACTTAATTGGAAGTGGCGCACATACAAAGGGGCTAACAAGCACAATCACCACTGCCATATCAGCTTTAAGAAAGAAGCTGACAATGATGATTCTTTTTTTCAGATACCTATGCTAGGAGGCACACTATGACAGCTGCTACAAATAACTTTGTGATTGACCAAGGCTCTAACTGGTTTGTTACTTTCGTCTATAAGGACTCAGCAGGTACAGCCATCAACCTAACAGGCTACACAGCAGCTCTACAGATCCGCGATACCTATGCAGACTCAACAACTGATCTATCTTTGACATCTCCTAGCGGTGGTATCACTATTACTGCTGCAACTGGCACTATCGCTGTGACTGCTACAGCTGCACAAACTGGGGCTATTGCTGCTGGAAACTATGTCTATGATCTTGAGATTACAAGTGCAGGAGGAATTGTTACTCGCTTGGTTCAAGGCAAGATTAGCGTTAGCCCACAGGTGACTCGATGAGTGACATTATTGAAATTATCCAAGATGTAACTACTTTAACGGTTACTGAGGATGTAAAGATTGTTCAAGTAGCAAGTGATGGCCCACAAGGGCCAATAGGCCCTACAGGCCCTTCTGGAGGCGTTACAGGCAATACTGGTGCAACTGGTATGACTGGGGCTGGTAACACTGGTGCTACGGGCAATACAGGCGCAACAGGCGCAACAGGCGCAACAGGTAACACAGGTGCTGCAGGTAACACAGGTGCAACAGGTAACACGGGTGCAACTGGTGTAGGTGCGACAGGTGCCACAGGAGCAAGTGTTACTGGTGCTACGGGAGCAGCTGGAGCAACGGGCGCGACTGGAACTGCTGGTGCTACAGGCACAGCAGGAGCCACAGGAGCAACAGGTAGTGCAGGAGCCAACGGAGCAACTGGAGCAACAGGTTCGACTGGTACAGCAGGAGCTAACGGAGCGACAGGATCAACAGGAGCTGCTGGAACGAATGGCAGCAACGGTGCGACAGGTGCAACTGGAGCAACGGGTACTGCTGGAGCAACTGGCTCAACAGGTGCAACAGGTGCGACAGGTGCAACTGGCGCAGGAGCAGCTACAGATTCAGATCAAAACATTTTAGCCAATCAGATATTCGGATAGGAAAACATAATGGCAACTTTCGAGAAGGTACTTCTATCAGGTAGCACACAAGGCAAAGCAATCAAGGTTGCAGCTACTACATCAGGCAGTGCTGGTACGACTATCCACGCAACAGGTACATCATCAACCATTGAAGATGAAGTCTGGCTCTATGCTTACAACTCATCATCATCTGCTGTGGTATTAACTATCCAATGGGGTGGAGTAACTGCGGTAGATAACGAAGTCAAAATATCCATTCCAGCAACATCAGGATTAACTCTTGTCATTCCTGGACTTATTCTTACTGGAACAGGTAGTGCTGCTAATACCATCGCTGCTTATGCTGGTACAACAAATGTCATCACTGTTTCAGGTTATGTGAATCGAATCTCCTAATGGCTAATCCATTACGCAGGATGGTTTCATCCAGTCAGGTATCGCAGTGGTTTCCTAATTCTGCCACAATGACAATACCTTCACGCAACTCAGCAACTCAATGCATTGTGAATTATTTGGTGATCGCAGGCGGTGGCGGTGGCGGTGGTGCTCGATCTGGCGGCGGTGGTGCTGGTGGTTATCGTTGCAGCGTTTCAGGTGAAAGTAGCGGCGGAGGCGGAAGTGCCGAGAGTCCAATCCAAATAACTCTGGGAACTAATTACACAGTAACAGTCGGTGCTGGCGGAGCCGCTAGTACTAATGGAAGCAACTCAGTTTTCTCCACAATAACATCAACTGGCGGTGGTGCTGGTGGTGCTAACAATGGTAGCAATGGTGCAACTGGTGGTTCAGGTGGTGGCGGAGGAAGTACAGACTCAGGAACTAATTCAACTGGTGGAGCAGGTACAACAAATCAAGGTTACGCAGGCGGTGCAGGAAGAAATGCAACTCAATCAGGTCGCGGAGGCGGCGGTGGTGGCGCATCAGCAGTAGGTTCGGCTGCAACTGCGACTGTTGTTGGTGCAGGAGGTAATGGAGTCGCATCTTCTATTACTGATACAAGTGTTACTCGCGCAGGCGGTGGAGGCGGTGGAGCAGATTTACTTTCAGTACCAACGACATTCGGAATTGGAGGAACTGGCGGCGGCGGTAATGGTGGTTCAGGTACATCAGGTGGCGCACTTAACGGAAGTCCAGGCGATGCGAACACAGGCGGTGGCGGTGGAGCTGGAAATTTAGGCAGATCGCCAAGCGTTGTATTTGGTACAGCTGGTGCAGGTGGTTCAGGTGTTGTTATCTTGAAGTATCAGGATGGTTTCACAATCACTATTGGAGCAGGTTTAACTGGTAGCACTGCAACACCTTCTGGAGGTTTCAAGGTGACAACAATTACTGCTGGCACAGGAAATGTGAGTTGGGCATAATGGCGCATTACGCATTCTTATCTGGTAACACAGTTGTTGAAGTCATTACTGGCATTGACGAAACAGAGTTAATCGAAGGACTATCGCCTGAAGAATGGTACGCAAACTTCAGAGGGCAACCCTGTATCCGTACTTCCTACAATGGCAACATCCGTGGCAAGTACGCAGCTATAGGAGATTTATACGATGAAGCAACAGACACATTTATTTCACCAACATACCCAAAGGAGCAAGATGAAGAATCCACTAGTCCTAGCAGCAGGAGCATTCTTAGCCGCTTGGTCGGCAACTAACTTCGAGATCGACTACCGAGCAATCTTATTCGCAGTACTCTCTGGAGTGTTCGGATATGCCACACCAAAAAGGTAATGAGTGCGATGGACATGGCGGCTCTTGCTGTTGCTGCTACGACCGTTATTGGTTCATTTATTGGCTTAGTGCGATGGTTAGTAAAGCATTACCTAGCAGAGCTGAAACCAAATGGAGGAAGCTCGATGAATGATAGAATTACCCGACTTGAAGCGCGTGTCGAAACAATTATCTCACTCCTAGAGAGGTAACAATTATCTCATGGCAAGAAAAGCAACTAAGGCGTTAGAAGAACAAGGCTACTCAGCTCTCGATGCTTATTGCATTGGACTTTATGAATATTTCATGAGTCTTAAACGAGCAGGCTTTAAAGAAGATGTAGCCATGTTTATGATCACTGAACCTCAGTCCTATCCTGCTTGGATATTGCCTAATCCTGTCGATCCAGAGAAGTTCGGCAATTATGAAGATGATGATGAGGACTAATGACAGTCAAAAGAATTGCTTGGATTTCAGATATTCAAGCTCCGTTCTTTCATGAAGCAGCAGTCAAAAATCTAGGAAAGTTTCTAAGGGCTTACAAGCCTCATCAAACCATTTGCATTGGTGATGAAATTGATTTACCTCAGCTGGGAGGCTTTGCTCAGCCTTGGCAAGAAGTAGAAGGCAACATCGATGAAGATCGCAAACTTACTTTAGAGATTCTCGAATACTTGGGCGTTACCGATGTGGTGGGGTCTAACCATGGGGCGCGTGTCTATAAGTCACTCAGTCGCAGACTGCCAGCATTTATGAATCTTCCAGAGCTTCGCTACGACAAGTTTATGGGCTATGACAAGGCTGGTATTAAGTATCATCCCAATGGCTTTGACTTTGCTCCCGGTTGGCATACCTGCCATGGGGATGCTTTCCCACTATCAAACAAGCCCGGTCAAACCGCATTGAATGGTGCCATGCGTATGGGTAAATCAATCGTCTCAGGTCATACCCATAGACTGGGTCTCAGTGCCCATTCAGAAGCCTCTGGAGGGCGCTACGGGCGCATTGTGTGGGGTGTTGAGGTTGGCAACCTAGTTGACCTTGCAAGCCCGGGAATGGGCTATACAAAGGGTTATGCAAACTGGCAGATGGGCTTTGTGGTTGGCACTATTCATAACAAAAGATTCACACCCGAGCTAATTCCCATTGATCCAAAGGACGGCTCGTTTATCTATCAGGGCAAACGCTGGGGCTAAATCGTTACCAATTCGTTATCAAAATGTCAACGATTTAGTTTAGAAGCTATGTCACACTAATCCCAACAGCAAAGACTTTGCTGGAAAGGGAGCGTTATGAGTAACAACGACAAGCTATTCATTATCTGCATTATTGGCTCGTTAATCAGCCTTGCAGTATTGTCAGTCTCATCCTATAGACAGGGCTATGATCGCGGATTACGCGATGGCTGGCATAGGGGCAGAGGCATCAACCGACAGGAGTTCTGGGAAGAATGAAATATCAGGAGATTTTACAGAGTGCAACCGACATCATTCAAGATCGTGGTCTTAACGATTACGGTCATCCAGCGGACAATATGCAACACGCAGCAATGCTCATCAGTGCATACTTACAGCATCCAGTCGAGGACTATCAAGTCTGTGCAATTCTTGCACTCATCAAAATCGCCAGAGCCACAACAGGCACAGTCGATAAGCCCGACAATTACATCGATGGAGCAGCTTATATTGCTTTGATGGGGCAACTAGCTACAGAGGAGAATGAGTTATATGTTTAATCTAGCCGACTATGAGCCAGTGGAGGTTCGACTTGAAAAGTTTATTAAGGATTATCCAGAGTTTCGCATTTCAACTGAGTTGGAAGTATGCGAGAAGGACAGATATGTTGTTAAAGCTTATCTTTACAAAACTTATGACTCAGACATTGCGTGGGTCACTGGACTCGCGGAAGAAAAAGTTACAGATCGAGGCGTTAATGCAACTTCAGCATTGGAGAATTGTGAGACTTCGGCAATCGGCAGAGCGCTTGCAAATGCAGGTTACGCTACTAAAGGAAAGCGTCCTAGTCGAGAAGAAATGACCAAGGTTGCACCTAATCATCCTGCTTTGCAGGTTGTACCTAATCCTGTACCAGTGGATGTAGATTATTGGAATACATCTTTCAAGGAGCAAGCAGTCATTGCAGAAGTTATCAATATCCAATCACCGCATGAGACATGTGATCATGGTGCTATGGAATGGAAAACTGGTGAGAAGAATGGCAAGCAATGGGGTGGATTTATGTGTTCAGTTAAATCTCAAACTGGTGGCATACCAGCTTGTCCAGCCCGTTGGTATGTAATATCTAGCAGTGGCAAATGGGAGCCACAGAAGGCAAGGGTATAATGGGATACGCTGAGATTCATACACCTGAAGGCTGGGTAGCATTGGAGAACGTTCCGATGATTGATACCGTTAATTGTCAGCTGTGCAATGAGCCAACTATGGCATCAGATATTACGATCACTGCAAGAATCGTTGAAGGCGTAGTCGTTGCTGGCACTTGGTCTTGCAATAAATGCAAAGCAGTCAATGGCTAGTCAGCATAGGAAGTACAGAGGTTTCGCGACAGAACGCATAGTGGCAGATTACTTGGGGAAAATCTGGCCTTATGCATCCGTCGGTCGCGGAAAGGGGAAAGATATTCAATCAGTGCCGTTTGACTGTGAGGTCAAGGCAAGGGCTGGATTTCAACCTAAGCAAGTCCTCGCTCAGATTAAAGCTCGAACCGATATATCGGGGGAGATCGGTTTCGCAGTTCTGAGATTAAATGGACAAGGGACAAACGCAGGAGAGTATGCATGCGTTATCCGTTTAGAGGACTTGCTTCCCCTATTAGAGCTAAAATATGGACACATAAACAAAGAGCCTACAGATGCAAACATGGAACGATGCAGCTGTGGATCATGGATGATTAGGAGATGTTTTACATGCCAGCCTACGATTACAAATGCGGAAGATGCGGATTAAAAAATGAGCTGCATCATGGCTGGCACGATAAACCAACTGTCTTATGCACATATTGCAATGAGCCAATGGTCAAAGTAATCACACCAGTAGGAGCAATCTTCAAGGGAACTGGATGGGGTTCATCTAAATAGTTATCCACAGAAGTTATCCATAGGTAACAATTAGGAGGTCTCAATGAAGCGACACACCGCTCTGACCAGCACTTATGTAAATGAATTTGACACGCATGGTACGCTAACGGCGCAGAGCCTCTCAAAGGCTCACCGCGACCCGCTGAGGCGGGTAGGTCGCGGGGTGCTAGTAGCTATTGGGATAGCTCTATGCATAATGCCTGATGCAGGTAGCTCTAATATGAGCAATATAGAAATGACACCTAAGCAATATGCTTACTATTCATTGAATGATCTAAAAGAATATAAATGTTTAGCATCTCTCTATGGTAAAGAATCAGCATGGAATTACAATGCATATAACGCTAGTAGTGGAGCAACAGGCATTCCACAAGGCAAGAGTATTTATCTATTAACAGCTACTCCCAGAGAGCAGGTTCAATGGGGTATAGACTATAACCTTAATCGTTATGGATCTATGTGTGGTGCATGGGCTCACTGGCTTAGATATGGATGGCATTGATGAATACATATAACATATATGATTGTGTTTGTGGATTTGTAATGGATTGTGAACATACTATTAATCTAAGCCTTAACATTGATTGCCCTACATGCCATCAGCCATTGAAACATGCTACTCAAATAACTATGGATATATTACAAGATTGGCTAAGTTAGTGACTGACCCTAAGCACAGAGAGCTTGGATTACAGAAGTGGAAAGACCAGCGCATTAGAGTATTAAAGCGTGATGGTTATATCTGTGCATACTGTGGCCAAGAAGCTAATCAAGTAGATCATGTGATACCACGCAAGGCAGGTGGTGGTCATGACCTTGATAACCTTGTCGCTTGTTGCAAGTCATGCAATAGCAAGAAGGGTGCGCTCAGTGAGGGCGTTTTTTTAGGTGCAGGCTCTAC